GCCAATCCTTCATTTTTCCCCACATTTCGGCCCTTTTATTGCCATACATGACCGGATTTGCCGATTTATTGCCAAAGTTGACACCTTTGATTTTGTACCTTTGTTCCTTCAAACGGTCAACAATGCCGGCTCCAAGCCCACCTTCGTCAATCACCACCATGGCAGGCTTGAACTCTTCCATGGCTTCAATGATATGACCCACCACCGTCATCGTGTCATCACCTCGATGGCGGTCAATCCGCACAATGTCGCGCCCTTGACGCACTGCAATCACCGTGGCATCGGCGCCAAAGCGTGCAGGGTCAACTCCAATAATGATGGGGGCAGTTTGGTCTTTGTATTTAGGCCGGCTCATTGCTTCATCCACAATGTCAGCCGGAATAAACTGGTCATCGCCCTCAGAAGGGAACATCCCATAAACCTCAACGTGTGCCTGGCTTGAATCTGGCCCGTATTCGTCAATGATGTTCTGGTATACGGCCTTATCAGTGCCTTCCACGGTTCTGGCATCCACCACCTTGTTTGACCAGAAGTCGCGCTTAGAGTTAAAGCACTCATAAAAGTAGCCAGTATTGCGGCGTGGATTAGAAAAAGCCAGCCAAAGGCGGTTCGGTGTGTTTTCGGTAAAGAAACCAGCCGTCACAGCCCAGATCGAGTCATCGATACCGCTGGCCTCGTCAAATATCACCATCACACCATCAAAGTTGTGGACACCAGCGTAAGCGTCTGGGTTCTCAGCAGACCAGAGGCGCCCCTCAACAGCCCAATACCTTGTGCCTTTTTTCAGGTCTTTTTCAACCAGTTCAGTTAACCAAGCAGCCGGCGTGATCTTGGTGGCCGCAACCTCAAACCAGTGGCTGTTAATACTCATGGCCAACCACTTTGTGATCTCAGCCCAAGTCACCGCACGCAGCTGGGCTTCACTGTTGGCCGAAATGATCGTTGTCGAGCCTATGCGTGTGGATAGCATCCAGATGGTGAGCCAAGACACAAGGGCAGACTTGCCAATACCGCGGCCAGAGGACACGGCACTGCGCAGGGTGTTGAAGTCTACTTTGCCCTGGTTGTCTTTGATGTGCTGCGCTATCTCTCTTAGCACTTCGCGCTGCCACTTGCGCGGCCCCTTGAAGTTTTGAAGGGGTGTATTCTCCTGACCCCAAGGGAAGGCAAACAGCACAAACGCCTCGGGATCGTCGGCAATCGCCGGTGTCCACAGCGTGGCCATCAACTCCTGTTCGTCTTCGGGCTTGTAAATCGTGGTTTGCATTTAGATTTTTAAGGAGTAAAATGGCCATATGAACATTGAACAAATCCTTAAAATCTTAAATGACGAATTAAATGTCATTGAAGAAATTGAAGCAAGTGTTGGCGTAGCTCCAACAGCGCAAGAAGCGCTGTCTAGCGTTATCGACAAAATTGTTTTACTTTCTTTCACGCAAGAACTCGTTACCGAGTAAACCGGCAGCAGAAGCCCCAGCAATTGCTGCGGCCAACTTGGCGTCAATAAATCCGGCGTGAGCTTCTCCACGAATAATCATGTCCCTTGCCACTTCTGGCGAAACATCCATTCGTTTGGCAGCTTTACCAATTTGCTGGGCTAACAGTTCTAACTTGCCAGCGCCAATCGGAGAGGTCACACCAGTGGCCCCAGACCCCGCGCCCCATACAACTGCTTGGGCCGGCACTGCCTCAATGCCAGCTTGCGCCGCAATCCTGTCTTTCCACCAAGGCCCAAGCGCCGTCATTTCTGGCACAGACGCGCTTGCATTAGGCACAGATGCAACACCTTTCTTAGTTGTTGCACCCCTTACATCTGGCAAGCCAACAATTCTTGACCAATGCGCATCGCCAACTGGCCACTGTGTTTGAAAACCAGTTTCAGGCACACCAGACGCATGAATGTAGCTAGGAACTTTTGCAGATCCCATGTCAAGCACACCACTTTCAACATACTTGCTCATTGGACCACTGTGCGCCGTGCTGTGATAGGGGTGGCCAATAATCCCTCTCATGTCTTCAGGAAAATCTGCGCCCCTTCTAAATTCAGCCAAGCCGCCATACTTCTGAAAATCTTCAAATCTATTTTGCTTTGAAAGCCAGTTTGCGCCAGTGCCTCGATTGAACTCTGTCAAAACCTCCGAGCCTGGTGAGGCCATGCCCGTCAATGTATTAAATTTGTTGTATTCCTCAACCGCCTTCTCAGCACCGTAAACCTTTTTAAATTGTTGAAACAATGGGTCCATCGTGTACCAAGACGCCATGCCCTGATACAAATCTGAATGAGCTTTTGCTTCTTTAATTAAATCCAACAATCTGTTTTCATTTCTTGGATTCATTACCTCAGACGCATGAGCCGCACCTTTTGCATTGGCAGCTGCCTTGAACGGCCTTTCAGTTATATTGCCTGCGCGAGTGCCTTGCTGAGAAATGTCAAACAAGTCTTGCCTGCTTACGCCAAACAATTGCTGCAACAACGGGTCTTCTTTTGCAACCCTTGACGCGGCCTCCGCGGCCAATTCTCTAGGGTCGCTGTATATTTCTGGATACGCATTACGTTGCGGCCTCATCACCGTAGGCTTTGGAGACACCGCAAACAATGGCTGCGGCATCATTGCCCCAAGCAACGTGCCTGGGCGCTCACCCATCATCGCCGCATTCAACTCTTCACCCGCAATCTTCGCGGCCTGCTTAACCGTCTTACCACCAGCTAACGCTGCCTGCCTTGCCAACCTCGCGGCCTGCAACGCTTCTGCCGGTGTCATTGGAGCCAGTGCGCCTAGATTGGCCGCCGCCTGCTGGGCTGGGCCTTGTGGTGGCAGTGGCAAAGTCTTGAGCAGTTCCTGCGAGCCATACGGCACTTGCGTCTGCGGCCCGTAGTCCGTATCGCCGTACATCTCCATTGGCATCGGCGTGCGCAACATGTTCAAGATGTCTGGAACTGTGCCAAGCGTTGTGGCAACCCTGCCACGAAGGGCTTGCACCGGCATGTCAAGCGCGGCACGAGGGTCTTGCACCGTGCGATTACGCCTCAGTTGCGGGTAATAGCCAAACGCCGCACCTAGCGCGTTTAAGCCTTCAGGGGTCAATGCGTTGTTTATGGGCATGGCGTAATATAAATCATTTTTTTAAAAAATAAAAATAAAAAATGTGCGCGGGGTATACGTTACCTTTGGCCCTTTGCGCCGGCCCTATGGGGGGCCATCGGCCATCCGGCCATTGTTAGTGGGCACTTACTGACCCCAATGTTAGTGGGTACTTACTTACTTAGGCGCAAAATTAGAAATGAATACCAAATGCTACACCTACTTTATACAGTGTCCATTATGTTAAGTTGACGCCCAGTTATGCACAGCTTATACATGACGTATTGTCATCGTATTGAGTTATGCACAGGCCGGCATGAACAACTGGCAAAACACCCTGTGGATAACTTGTCGGATCGGCTATGTTAGTGAGTGCTTACAAACCTTTAAGTTAGTGAGCGCTTACTTACTTTTTTGATTAAAAAAGGGGTGGGCGCGTGCGCGTAGTTCACAAAAATCTATGCATTTGTTGCATAACCTTGCCAATCACGCCTCTTTGATCTCAGCATCCACGACATTGCTGTCGTCCTTCAACACGCGCTGCTTTGCCTCCTTCAAGGCATCCATCACGCTGATCCTGTTGTCTGTCACGGCAACATCAATGCGATCACCGTAGACCTTTGGCTTTAACTTACTAGCCACCCATTTGCGTGCATCTACTTGCATACGCTTCTGTTGTACCCAAGCGCTCGCTAACGGGCCTTCTAAGCCTTCTGGCATTTGTTCGTCAGCCAACTCTAGGATCTCTTCAGCCAAGCGGTCTGCGCGGCTCTCAATGGCCTTCTCGTACATTGTGCGGAACTCAGGGTTGTTCTTAACCATGAGCATGACGGCATGGTACGAAGGCATACCTTCAGCTTTGATTGCCGTACTTAGGCTTTTGCCAATCGACATCTGCTCACAGATGGTTTTCCAGCACGGGTTATCAATCCCAAACACGACAGGCCTACCGCCAGGGTGCTTTTGCACCGCCAAGTTTTCAGTCACTTGTAAACTCCTTAAAAAAGAAGGTACTCACGCCAACTGGCGCTTTCCCTGAA